TTTAATTGTGATATCTGTACCCGCTTTATCAGCATTTAAAAATTCAGGTAACGGTGTTACATTAGCTTCAGCCTCAACATCTAAAACCATCCGACGATTACCAACAGGCGTCATTTGACGATTTAAAACTTTTCGAGCGTCACGACTCGCGCCTAAACCTTTGTAAATTGCAGGGGTTCCGACATTTTCTTGAAATGGTGTATTTCCTGCCAATCCAGCAATCCCATAAACTTGTTTATACAAACCAAGCAAATATTTATCAACAGCATTAGCAATAGATTTACCAGCTTCAACGACTTGTAAATTGACATATCCATCCATGATTTCATGGAGTTCTTTGTCGGTCAATCGGAAGCTTTGCATCTTCCATTGGTCAAGTTTAATCGGAATAAATTTAGGTTCTAAATCAGTTGAAACGGGAGCAGTAATAGAAGGTACAACATCCTGAGCTTCACCCATCATAGAGGGGATGGGAACGTCAACAGATGAACCTTTTTGTCGTGCATCACGGTCAAAGTCACGGTTAACCAACATTGCCATGACTGCATTTTCACGGAAGGATTCAATACCTCGTGCCAAAATTCTTGGCATTACAGCGTCTAATAAATTTGACATAATTTTTTTAAATGATTTAAACGACTTGAAGGGATTGCCAGTAAAAATCAAATCACTTGATTATTTTTGAAGCATCTCTGAATCACTCAGATACAAAGCATCACGCTTTGAGCTTGTGGCTATTTATTAGTATCAACAAAAATTTTTAATAAAAATAAAAACCGACTAATTCACATAGTCGGTAAACATCAAATTTGCCGTACCTGCTTTATCTATAATTTAACCCTGAATAATAGCTGCACCCGACGCAATTTCACTCATTGGAACCTTACCTTCTTGCGCTTGTTTACGGGTGTAAACTTTAACCTGCTTACCCCCAACACTTGCAGTCTGTGGTAACATCCCACCACCTTTGCTATCATTAACAGGCTCAAATAATGTCCCTGAACTTCCTTGTCTCAATTCTTGCATTTTTTCGGAAAGGGTTTTCGGTCTACCGTCTAAAAGTTCAACTGAACCAACACGGTCAACAACACAAACCCGTCCATCAATAACTTTAACCCGTGATTTCATCTGATTAATCATCATCTCTACGGGGTGAATATCTTCAATTGTGATATCACCTTCAATTGCTACGGGTTTACGCCCACCGTTCTCAAAAAATGCTGTTTTAATAGCGTTTTCTACAATGCTTGTTTCGTATCGGTTTTTCCAATCATCACGCTCTTTTTGTGCGTTTTCAGCTTCAGTTTTATAGCGGGTTTTCAACTCTTCATAAGCACGTCGCTGTTCTAAATCTTGCTCTTCCTTACGTGCAGCTTCTTCTAATAATAATTGATATTTTTCAGGGTCAATCGCTTTGTAACGTTCTAATGCCTTTCGGTTCTCTTCCTCACGGCGTTTGGCTTCTTTTAGTTCTTTTTCATAGGTAGCAGCTTTTTCACGTTCTTTTCTGAGCGTGTTTAAAACTTTTTGAATTTCATCACTATCACTATTACTAGAGGGTTGTGATACCTCCTCAACAACGGGTGTTTCTAAATTTTTATCTTCAACTTCCATAAATGCTTATTCTAAATAATAGTACAAATTAATTATAAACAAGCAACATTAACAAAATAATGCTATCAATTACAGACAATCTTTCAATTTGTGATAATAAAAATTTACCGAGCTATGAAAAGAACTATTATAAAGGGATGCGTCACAAATGGGAATTTGTTGACGATATGTTTCAAGGTCGTGATGCTTGGGTGTCAGTCAATGAAACAGGATTCATCATCAATAACCCGTTAAAAGCTTCGAGATATTTACCCTGCGAGGCAGATGAACCGGGTGAGGAATATTTAAAACGATTAGCTAGAAGTTATTTTGAAAGATTTTTTAGAAACGCTATTGAAAATTTTGCAGGTTTTTTATCATCGTTCGTATTGGATGCTAACGTTGATAAATCAATAGCGTCAGCGATTGATGACATTGACCTACTAGGGAACAATTTAGAAATTGTCTTAAAAAACGCTGATATAAAGTCTTTAAAAGATGACCATTGCTTTATATTAGTCGAATTCCCTAAACAGAATCCAAATATTTTAACAGCTTATGATGAGAACGTTATAGGTAATAGACCGTACTTGGTTGTGATTGATTGTCGTAACGTTATAAATTGGAAACTTTCAGAAGATAAAAAAACGATTAAAAAAATAACAATCAGGGAGATAGCAACAATTGATGATGGTGAGTATGGCGAGGAAGAGGTTGTCAGATATCGAGTTTTAACACCGGGTTACTATCAAGTTTTTGAAATTAACGGTGAACCAGGTAAGGAATATTCAATGTTAATTGACCAAGGGGAAACATCATTAGATTTTATTCCTATTGTGCCATACAGTCTATTCAACACTGATAAAAACCCGTTTGAAGGTGAACCACCATTATATGATTTAGCTGAATTAAATTTAAAACATTATCAAAAAACTTCAGAAAAAGATGAGGTGATGCACCGATGCAACTTGCCTGTACTGGTAATAAATGAATTACAACAAACCCGAAAAAGAAGTGATGAGCCGTTGCCTACTATTTCTCTAGGCCCTAACACTTGCCTTTGGAATGTCGATGCAAAATTTGTAGAGCCATCAGGGAGTGCTTTAATTCAAACTCAAGCTGATATTGAGAGACTTGAGAAAACCATGCTTGAGCGTACTCTATCCTTTCTCTCAGGCAATGAAATCATCCGAACTGCAACAGAGGTTGTAGCACACTCAACACCAGTAGAATCTAATTTGGAATCAATGGCACGGGCTAAACAATCAGCCGTCGAACTGATTTTTCGGTATTGGGTTGCATACTACAAAAAATCTTATGGAGGGACAATCAAGGTAGATGAAAAAGTTTTAAAAGCTGCAATGGATTCTCAAACTTTTTCAATCATTGATAAAATTTATGAGAATGGTTCAATCACAAAAAAAACCTATCTAAATATTTTACAACGAGGTAAAATATTGCCATCAGATTTAAACATTGAAGAGGAATTAGAGGAACTAGAGGAAGAGAAAAAAGAGTCATTAAAATCATTATCCTTGACCGTTCCTGAGTTTGGCAATGATGAAAATGATGACGACACTCAAGATGAAAATGATGATTTAGAAACCGAAGATGAAAATACTAAACAAGATTGAAAGCTTTTTAAATAGTATTGAAAAGTCTGTCACTGAAACCTTATCAAACGGTTTTAATTTGGTGTTTGGTAAGATTGAAGAATTGGTGATGGGAACCTATAAAAAATTGAAAGGTGATACTTTGATGATTAGCCGTGATTCTGTTACCAGGATGAATCGGTTAAAAATTAGGTTAGAAAAATTCACTTCTAAACTTGGTTCATTTTTTACTAGACCGTTTAAAAAAATATTTAATTCAGTCAATAAATCGGGAGTACAGACAGGTAAGCAATTAATCAGAGAATCAGATAAATCGATTAAAATTGTTAGTGATGGTATTTTAAAACCTGAAACAAACGAATTACAAGCCAGTAGTTTAAATAATATTTTACACGGTTTATTTCAAAATCTAAATCAAAATATTACCGCTTTGGTTGGTCAAGGCGTAGGGCAAAATTGGAGCCAGAAACAATTGTCAGAGTCAATGCGGAATCAGTTGAAAATTCAAAAAACCAGGGCTGAAACCGTATCAAAGACTAATGTGATGAGTGCTTTCAATAATAGTGTACAAGCGGTTTATGTTAAGTCTGGGATAACCCATGTTAGATTGTTTGCGACAAACGATGAACGTACTTGTCCAACTTGTGTTTATCGAAATATGAATGTTTATAAAATTGGAACAATCATGACACCATTACACTTTAGATGCAGATGCCTGTTGTTGCCTTATAATCCGACGCAAAAGGATTTAGAATGGGAGAAAAAACATTATGAAAACATGAAATCAGGATTCAAAGGTAAGCTTAATAAAGGTGTTAGTCCAACTGAAAAGAACGCAGGACTAACATCACCACCTGACCCATTTTTTACATTCAATTAATTATGGAAACATCACCTTTTGATTTTGCAGCTAACGCTGTATTAAACTTCCAAATACCATCTGAAGGTACTGAAACTAATGAATTTGGCAATATTGTTAGTGTTAAAAAACAATTAAAAATTATTGCTTTATTGAAAGTTAAAAAAAAGGATTATCGTAATCGTGATGGTGCTGACACAACGGATATCGAACTAGAAGGATACTTAGTAAACCCGTTAGAATATCCTCAAGAAATTACCGACGGAATGATAGCTGATGCTGAAATAAAACTAAATTCAAATAATATTAATAAAGGAACTTTTATTGTTAGAAAAAAAACTGAAAACCCTTTTCTACTGTCAGCACAGATAAAAGGATTCACAAAAATAGAGGGGAGTTTTAGAATTTAATCCCCCTCTATTTTAGCTTTTTTTAATCGTTTCAATTCACAATCATCTTAATAGTTTCAATTCACAATCCCTTTTTAGGGGGATTGATATATAACACTCTAAATACATTCTGGCATCTGAGAAAGCATCCTTGTTTCAATTCACAATCCCTTTTTAGGGGGATTGATATAACAATATCGCACCGGAAAACATACGACTACTGGTTTCAATTCACAATCCCTTTTTAGGGGGATTGATATCGTCTACTCCTGAAAGCCTTGTGATATAAAGTTTTCAAGGTGTAATTCCGCCAACCTGTTTTAATAATATCAAATCCTTCCATAATCTGTCAAGTATGTATTAGCAATTATCATCAAAAATCCTTTATACATAAGCTTTTCAAGAATTGCGACAACCTATTTTTACCGAAATACCTGAAACCATTACAGTGTAAAGATTCCAGAAAAACGGCTCAAAACAACCATAGGTAGTCGCAATTTTTAAGCAGATTTTTTATTTTTATCTTTTCCTTTAGCTCTCCTAGCCTTCCTATAACAAGCTTGACACAACCCGTGACTGTGCGCTTTTTTATGTGGGTGATTTTTACAGAATCCTGCGTCACGCTGGTTGCCAGGCGGTAAAGGGTTC